AGCCCGAACAAGTCGGGTTCGTGACCAACCACGGCGCCGGTTGCTCGCCGGACTCCCTGATCGGCGACGACGGGATGCTGGAGATCAAGACCAAGGCGCCGCGCGACCTCATCGATGCGATCCTGAAGGACGAGTTCCATCCGGCTCACGTCGCCCAATGCCAGGGCGCGCTCTGGGTTTGCGAGCGCGAGTGGATCGACCTGCTGATCTACTGGCCCGGTCTCCCGCCATTTCCGAAGCGCGCCTACCGGGACGACGCCTACATTGCGAACCTCGCCTCAGAAGTTGCCGCCTTCAACGCCGAGCTGGCGGAGATCGTGGAGAAGGTGCGCGCCTACGGGCAAGCGCCCAAGGCGGAGGCGGCATGAGCCGCTGGACCTTCGTCATCGGCCCCAAGGTGCGCGCCAAGCTTCACGCCTGGATCGACCGCGCGCCCTTGGGAATGATCGTGGAGTTTCGCGAGGCCAAACGCTCGCTCGATCAGAACGCCAAGCTTTGGCCGATGCTCACCGACGTCAGCCAACAACTGACCTGGCACGGCCAGAAATATCCGCCGGAAGACTGGAAAGACTTCCTGATGCACCAACTCCGCGGCGGCCGGTGGATGCCGGCGGAAGACGGCGGAATGGTCCCCATTGGCTTCCGCACCTCCGAGCTTACCAAGGCGGAGTTTTCGGATCTGATTGAGGTGGCCTACGCCTTCGGAGCCCGCAACGGCATCGAATGGAGCGAGCCCCAAGTCAGCGCGAGGGCCGCATGATCTGGCGCAACTCCCTCCAGGCCCGCATCGATCGCCAGCGCCGCCGTGTGGCCCGCATCGTGCGGTCGGTGGACGCGCAAGCCCCGCGCGACGTGAAGCACTGCCTCGCGGTGCTCCGCGCCAATGGCGACTGCGGATTCCCGAGCCTTTCCTTCCCAGCAGCCAGAGGCGGAGCGGAGGCCAACAACCTCCCTCCGCGGGCCGCATGACCACCTACCGGCCCTCCCGCGTCCCCCACGCGATCCTGAGCTGTCTCGCCCCCGGTCCGGCGTTCCTCGCCGACCTGGCCGACGCGATCCCGACCTCATGGCCTCGCCACAAGCTGGCGCGGAAGATCCACCTGACCCTGGGGGTCCTCATCCGCGACGGCTTCGCCCGCACCGGGCCTGACGGCTACTGGATCACCCGGGAAGGCCGAGAAGCCCTGGCCGATCTCGATGACGGGATCACCGTCACCACGGGAGAGGTGGTGGGGTCGGTGCGGGTGTTCGGGAGGGCGGCAGCATGAGGCCTGTCGCCTATTACAACGAGCATGACGCGCGAAAGGCCGCGTGGCTGCGCCATCTGATCGAGGAGGGCGCGATCGCCCACGGAGTTGTCGATGAGCGATCCATTACGGAAGTCCAGCCCGACGATCTCGCCGGCTACACCCAATGCCACTTCTTCGCAGGCATTGGAGTCTGGTCCTACGCCCTCCGGCTCGCCGGTTGGCCAGATGATCGACCTGTTTGGACCGGCTCCTGTCCATGCGGACCCTTCAGCGTCGCGGGCAAGAAGCTCGGCTTCGCGGACCCGCGCCACCTTTGGCCGGCATGGCTTCCGCTCATCCGCGAGCGCCGGCCTGACGTGCTCTTTGGTGAGCAGTCTGATGACGCGGACGCGTGGGTCGATCTTGTATCGACTGATCTGGAAGACCTCGGCTACGCCTTCGGGGCGCCTGATATACCGGCTGCTGGCTTCGGCGGCGCGCACATCCGGCAACGCTTCTACTGGGTGGCCGACGCCGACAACGCCGAGTGGTGGTCAGAGCGTGCCCCCTGGCACGACGGTCACTGGCCGAAGACCGGACGGGTCCAAGGCGACCGTTACGCTGGAGATGGCGGCGCGGGTGGCTGGCTGGGCCACGCCAGCGGCTACCGACCGGCCGCGAACGCCCGAAACGATGGCGAAATGCGCGGCGTTCAGGAAGCGCAACGCCAACCAGAACACGGTCCCGCTCTATCTGGGGGATCAGGCCCCACTCTCGGGATGGGGGGCGCCACAGGCGGCCGATGCCGAGTGGGGCCGGGTGGCGTCGGCTACATATACGAACCTGACCGCTCAAGCCCTCTTGAATGGATCTTCGGAAGAGATGGGCTCTGGCGTCCGGTTGAACCCGGCCTTAGCCCGCTCACTGATGCGGCTCCCGCCCGCATGGGACGCCTGCGCGGTTACGGCGATGCCATCGACGCGGAAGCGGCGGCCAACTTCATAGGCGCGTACCTGGACAGCGCTCCGGCCGAAAGGTCAGCCGCCTGATGCCTCTCCCCCATTCCCGTCCAGTGATTGAAGTGGAGGGCCGACGCTCGGTTTCTGAGTGGATCGGATCGAACCCGGACGCCGCCGTTCCACCGCATGTCAGGCTGCGGATTTTCGAGAGGTGCGCCGGGACGTGTCACATCTCGGGCCGGAAGATTAGGGCCGGCGAGCCGTGGGAGTTGGACCACATCCTCCCCCTGCGTGACGGCGGCCAGCACCGTGAGTCGAACCTCGCACCAGCCCTCGCCGACAAACACCGCGCCAAGACCGCAGCCGAGAATTCGGAGCGCGCCAGGATCAACCGGAAGAAGGCGGCGAACCTCGGCGTGAAGCCGAAGGGCCGCGGCTTCCGCGGCTGGCGGCGCTTCGACGGGACCATTGTCTATCGGGGGGAGAAATGACCGAAGCCTATCCGATACCGGATGCGGCGCTCGACGACCGGCTGGCCTGGATCGGCACGGCCGGGAGCGGCAAGACCTACAACGCCGGGGCCGGCGTGGAGCGCCTGCTGACCATCGGCGCGCGCGTCGTGATCGTCGATCCGCTGGACGTGTGGTGGGGCCTGCGCCTGAAGGCAGACGGCGAGACGCCGGCCTTCCCGCTCGTCATCTTCGGCGGCGCGCACGGCGACATGCCGCTCAACGAACACGCGGGCGCGCTTCTCGGCGAGACGGTCGCGACCATGGCCGAGAGCTGCATCGTCAGCCTGGGCGGCCTTCAGACCAAGGCGGCCGAGCGCCGGTTCATGCTGGCGTTTCTAGACGCGATCTATCGCAAGGCCGACCCCGCGAAGGGCGGCCCTTTCCATGTGGTGTTCGATGAGGCCGACCTTTGGGCGCCGCAGCGGGCGCTGGAGCCGGCCCTTCAATCTCGCATGGAAGAGATCGTCCGGCGGGGCCGGATCAAAGGCTTCATCCCATGGCTGATCACCCAACGTCCGGCGGTTCTCTCCAAGGACGTGTTGAGCCAAGCGGACGGCCTGATCGCCTTCAAGCTCACCTCCAGCCACGACCGGGATGCGGTCGGCGGCTGGATCGAGGGGCAAGCCGACCGGGCGCAGGGCCGCGAAATCCTCGGGTCATTGCCGGCGATGCAGCGCGGCCAGGGCGTGATCTGGGTTCCGGCGCGCGGCATCCTCGAAACCGCCGTCTTTCCGCCCAAGGCCACGTTCGACAGCTCCCGCACGCCCAAGCGCGGCGAGATTCGGCGCGACCGATCGCTCAAGCCGCTGGATCTGTCTAAGCTGAAGGACCGCCTCGCCAGTATCGAGGAAGAGACCAAGGCTAACGACCCGCGCGCACTGAAGGCGGAGATCGCGCGGCTGACCCGTGATCTAGCCAAGGCGGCCAAGACCGTTCCCGGCGCACCCGATCCCGATGCGATCCGGCAGGCCGAGAGCGCCGCCTACAGCCGCGGGAAGGTCGATGGCTACGCAGAGGGCGTGAAAGTCGGCGCCGGGGCTCATGCCGAACTTCTGAAGCGGCTTCAGCCGATCAAGGCGCTGATCGAGGAACTAGAGAGCGATGCGCCCAAGGTCGAGGCATGGGCCGCGCGAGCGCCCAAAGGACCCCGTGCGCCGAAGGGACCCCGTGCGCCGAAGGTCATGGCGGAGGTTGTCACGGCCGCCGCGCGTGCAGACCGCCTCTCAGGGCCCGGGCAGCGCATCCTTGACAGCCTGGCGTGGTGGGCGGCGTTCGGCATCGAGCAGCCGACGAATGAGCAATGCGCCTTCGTGGCGAACTACTCGGCGACCTCGACGGGCTACACCAATCCGCGAAGCGCGCTGCGCACCGCTGGGCTCGTCGAATACCCCACGCCCGGAACCCTCACGCTGACCGACGCGGGCCGCGAGAAGGCCAGCGCGCCGGGCGCAAAGCCCACCGTCGAGGAGATGCACCGCCGGATCATGGGCAAGCTCGGCGGCCCGCAGCAACGCATCCTCACGACGGTTATGGCGGCCTACCCCGAAGCGCTGACCAACGCAGAGGCGGCTGAGCGAGCCGGGTACTCGCCAACCTCCACCGGCTACACGAACCCCCGCTCCAACCTGCGCTCCCTCAATCTCATCGACTACCCGAGCTCGGGTCTCGTGCGCGCCGCAGACTGGCTCTTTCCGGAAGCCCCCCAATGACCCCCCTCTCAGACCCCACACCCATGTCCGAAGCACCCGAAAAAGCCGCCGTTCCGAGCCTCGATCTGGGGGAGATGGAGCGGATCGCGCGGGAGGCCCGCGATCGCGCATTGCTGCGCCGAGATCCTCGCGAATGGCTGGAACGGCGGCTCGACGAGAACGTGAGGCGCTCGGCCGAAGCAGTGGGGCGCCGCGTTCGCCGACGCCTTCGCCAGAAATTCCGCGCCATCAACCAAGGAGGCTAGCGTGGGTGAAGATCATGGTTCCTTCCGGGGCCACGCCCATGCGGCCGGCATCAAGGAAGGTCTGGCGATCCTGATCGCGGTGGACCTTGAACGCTCCATCGCCAATCTCGGCTACCCGGTCGGTTGCGGCGTCGCGCCCAACCCCGAGACGTGCCTCCGCGCCGCCGAACGCATCGTGGACCGGGTCAAGGATCGCGCGCTGGAGCTCCTGGCCGAATGCGCGAATGAAGACCCCAACCCCAAGGACCAGCCCCAATGACCCGGGAAGAGATCGCGCTGCGCGAGTGGCAACTGTCCGGAGACGAGCTGACCATCCGGTTCACGCGTCCTTATCGGGACGGCACGGATGCTGAATGTGTCGCAAAGGCCGTCAGGGCATTCGTGGAGGCCCTCGCCAAGCCAGGGGCGGACGTACCGGAGGGGTGGGTGCTGGTCCCGCGCGAGCCGACAGAGGCGATGATCGAGGCGTTTGCCGAAGCCCACCACGAACTCGGCTTTCACGCATGGGCGAATTGCAGCTTCGTCTGGCCGCGGATGCTCGCCACCGCTCCCCCTGCGCCCGCCGACGACGCAGACGGGTGGAGGCCGATAGAGACCGCGCCGAAGGACGGGACGCGAGTGCTTCTATGGCCTCACAACTGCGTCGGCTGGTGGGAGTTCGGTGACGACCAGTGGATGGTCTTGGCGATCCCGCTGAACGAGGACCACACCATCGCCGACGACTGGCGCGAGCCGTCAGCCCTGACGTTCTGCGTCTATGCCGATCAGCTTGGGCGCGAACCTCTGCTCTGGCATCCCCTGCCTCCCCCACCTCAGCCGAAGGAGGGCGAGCGGTGAGCGCGAACCCATACCTCATCACCGGCCCGGCGCTGATCAGCTTCTCGGGCGGTCGGTCGTCGGCCTACATGCTCTACCACATCCTCCAGGCACACGGGGGAGCGCTGCCGGAAGACGTGATCCCGGTCTTCTGCAACACGGGCAAGGAGCGAGAAGAAACCCTCCGCTTCGTCCACGAGTGCGGCTCCCGCTGGGGCGTGAGCGTCGTGTGGCTTGAGCGCCAGCCGGGCGGCGAATTTGAGAGGGTAGGGCTCAACAGCGCCAGCCGCGCGGGCGAGCCCTTCGCGGCGCTGATCAAAGAGGTAGGCGTGCCGCCTAACTGGAAGCGTCGCTTCTGCACGGCCGACCTAAAGGTGCTCCCGAAGGTTCAGTTTGCGGAAAGCCTCGGCTGGACCAGTTGGGACAACGCGGTCGGCCTACGCGCCGATGAAGGCCACCGGGTCCTGAAGTTCTTCGCCTCCAGTCAAAAGCATGGCGATGGGCGCGAGCGAGTGAAGGTGCCCCTCGCAGAGGCCAAGGTCGGGGAGCGCGATGTACTGGCTTTTTGGAAGGGACAGACCTTCGACCTTCAACTGCGGCCTTGGGAGAGCAATTGCGACCTTTGCTTCCTCAAGGGTCGCGGCATCCGAAAGGCGACCATCCGAGACGATCCGACGCGCGCTGCCTGGTGGGCCGAGCAGGAGCGCTTAACGGGCGGCTTCTTCGACCGCCGAGACCGCTACGCCGCACTCGCCGCTGAGGTGAGGCAGCAACCGCACTTTCGTTTCAATAGTAAGGCGATGCGGGCTTGTGGCGACGTTTGCGCCCCTGAGGATCAGGAGGCGGCATGACCTCCGACCCCACACCTTCCCCCATCGACGTGTACGGTCGCTGCTTCGATCTGCCCGCGCATCTAAGGGCGATCGAGACGGACGAGCTCTACGCGCTGCTCGACTTCGCAAACCGCGTCCAGAGGTGGTCGTTCCGCGTCAAGGGCGACGCCACTTTCGGCCGCGCCGCAGAGCGCTTCAAGGTGCCCGTTGAGCGCATCGCCGATGCTGTGAGCGCGCACTACTGGATGTTCACCCTCGATGATGGCCGCCCCCTGGCCGAGCGGAGGATCGAACATGAAGGCGAATGAACCCTCCCCCGACGTGGCGGGGATCGTGGAGCGGCTACTCACGCTCAAAGGCTATTCTGATCGCGTTGTAGCGCGCTTCGTCCAAGAAGCCGCCCAAGCCCTCACCACCCTCGCCTCCGATAACAAGGCGCTGGGGGAAGAGCGGGATGAGGCGCGGCGCCGTCTTGCCGCTTCGCTCACGGCCGCTGCGAAGGCATGGGAAACGGCCGGCGTGGACGCGCTGGGGATTGATCGGACGCATCTGTTCCGTCGGGAAAACGATGACCCTGCGGAATATGAGGCCCTTCTTCGTGCAGCAAGACGAGCGACTGACGCCGAGCTTCGCGCCGAGTCCGCCGAAGCCCGCGTGAAGGCGCTGGAGGAGGCGCTGAAGCCGTTCGCCAACTTCGCGATGGACAACACTGACGGCGACGGATGGGCCGGCAACCGCTGCGAACGAGACCGGATCGCCGACTGGTTCGGGCCTTCGGATTTCCAAGCCGTCCTGGCCGCCCTCTCAGCACAGGAGGGGAAGTGATGGGCCAAAAACTGACCAAGGCGCAGCGCGAGTTCTTAGAGCGTCTGACGGCGTGTGGTCCCGGCCCGGCTGACCCAGGGTATGGGCCAGCCCGAGCGGCCCTGAAGGCAGGCTACGTCACGCGTGAAATTCGCCGCAACAAGATGCGCCTGCACATCTTCACCATCACACCCACCGGCCTTGCCGCCCTCTCCACCAAGGGAGGCGGGGATGCTGAGTAAGGAACCGCCGCGCGCTCGCGACGAGTTCGAGCGCTATCCGGCACTGGCATCGTGGATTGAACGGCTCGGCAACACCGACATGAACCTGCCTCTGGGCGAATGGTGCGTGTTCGTTGGCGCGTTGAACCACGCCCTTCAAGCCGCCCGCTCCGAAGCCGAGCGGGACGATCCGACCGAGGGCCTGTCCGGCAAGGTGACCGCGATCGCCCGCAAGGCCGGGTCCGGCGCATTACTTGATGGCGGCGAGATCGAGCTGATCGAAGAAGCTGCGCGCCGCTTGGCTGACGACGACGCCAGGATGCAGAGGGCGGCGGAGGCGCTTAGGCCGTTCGCGGAGGCGTGCGCCCATCTTCACCCGTCGCAACCGGACAATGGCGTGACGCTGGACGGGTTCAAGGTCGCCGACTTCCGCCGCGCTGCTGAGGTCTATGCCGCCATCTCTCAGGCTCCGTCCGATGAGTAAGGGGGCATCCCAGGGAGCGGAGGCGTCGCGCCCGGCCGGCGGCCGTGAATGGCCGATGAGCCTGAACCCCGAAAAGCTGTCCTACACGATCAACGAGGCCTGCCGGGCCCTCGGGTTCTCCCGCACGACCATCTACAAGCTGGTCAGGGAAGGAGAGCTTCAGACCTTCACGTGGTGCGGGCGGACGCTGATCCGGGCCGACGTGCTGAAGCGGGCTCTGGATCGGGCTAGCGGGGAGAAGGCGGCGTGAACTTGCCTCTTGGCGAGAACCGCGCTATCTCGGCGCCATGTCGAACGCATCGACCATTTCCGGCCGACAGACGACCGATCTCGGATCGTCTAACGGTAGGATTCCGCGCTTTGAACGCGGCGATGCTGGTTCGACCCCAGCTCCGAGAGCCACACGACGGCGCAGCTACCCGCGACCCAGCCTCTAAGGCTGGTGAACCTGGGCGTAGCTCAGTCTGGTTAGAGTACCGCGCTTGGAACGCGGGGGCCACAGGTTCGAATCCTGTCGCCCAGACCACCAGCACCCAATCGGAGACCTGATATGCAAGTGCTAGAAGGCGCGCGCGGCGGCCTGATCAAGGCGTGGATCGACGGCGTTCAGGTCGAGGACCAGGCGCGCCAGCAACTCGACAACATCGCGTCCATGCCGTTCATCCACAAGCACGTCGCGATCATGCCCGACGTTCACTGGGGCATGGGCGCGACGGTCGGCTCTGTGATCCCCACGAAAGGCGCGATCATCCCGGCCGCCGTGGGTGTCGACATCGGCTGCGGAATGATGGCGTTGCGCACCTCGCTCACCGCCTCCGACCTTCCCGACAATCTCGCTGGCATCCGCTCGGCCATCGAAGCGGCGATCCCGCATGGCCGCACCGACAACGGCGGCGCGAACGACCGCGGCGCCTGGGGCGACCTCACCGACGAAGGCGCAGAATGGTGGGCGACCCTTGCGGACGGCCTGGCGCCCCTCGTGGAGAAGCACCCCAAGTTGACGCAGCAGGCTCAGCGTGCGCCGTTGCACCTGGGTACGCTCGGGACCGGGAACCACTTCATCGAGGTGTGCCTGGACGAAGAACAGCGCGTGTGGATCATGCTTCACTCCGGCTCGCGCGGCATCGGCAACCGCATCGGCTCCTACTTCATCGAGCGCGCCAAGGAAGACATGCGCCGCTGGTTCATCAACCTGCCCGATCAGGACCTGGCCTATCTGCCGCATGGCTCAGAGAACTTCGCCGACTACATGAAGGCTCTGAACTGGGCGCAGGGCTACGCGCGCACGAACCGCTTCATGATGATGGGCGCGGCCATCGCGGCGCTGAGGGAGGCGATTTGGCGGCCGTTCGAGTGCGATAGCGAGGCGGTGAACTGCCACCACAACTACGTCGCCACCGAGCGCCACTTCGGCCAGGACGTGTTCCTGACCCGCAAAGGCGCGGTGAAGATCACGCCGGACACGCTCGGGATCATCCCCGGCTCGATGGGCGCGAAGTCCTTCATCGTTCGCGGCAAGGCCGGCGCGCCGTTAGCGGAAGCCTTCTGTTCGTGCAGCCACGGCGCCGGTCGCTCAATGTCCCGGAACGAAGCCAGGCGGCGCTTCACGGTCGAAGACCACATCGCCGCGACCGAAGGCGTGGAGTGCCGGAAGGATGCGGAAGTCATCGACGAAACGCCGATGGCCTACAAGGACATCGACGCGGTGATGGCGGCTCAGGCGGATCACGTCGAGGTCGTCCACACCTTGCGGCAAGTCGTGTGCGTGAAAGGTTGATCGGCTCGCGCTCGTAGCTCAGTGGATAGAGCATCGGTTTCCGGAACCGAGGGTCGGAGGTTCAAGTCCTTCCGAGCGCGCCGAACGGCCTCACATTGTCAGCCCGCTTCGCCAGATACGCCGCCCACGCCTCCATCAACTTCCGGCGCTTGAGCAGTGCGTCGCCCCGCCGATAGGCCCGCTCCGTTTCGTCTCCGCTCAGGTGCGCCAGGGCCGCCTCGATCACGTCCCGCTCGAAATTCGTGCAGTCGCCGGCCCAATCTCGGAAGCTGGACCGGAAGCCGTGCACCGTCGCCTTTCCGGCCAGCCCCATGTCGTCCAGCACCCGATCCATGGCTGCGGTGGAGAGGGGCTTTCCCTTGCGGTGCAGGCTCGGGAAGATCCAGTCCGAAGGCGTGTGGCCGTCTGGCGGCTTGACCTTCTCCAGGACGTCAAGGGCGGCTTGCGGGAGCGGAACCCGATGCTCCCGCTTCATCTTCATCCGCGCGGCCGGCACGGACCACAGGTCGCCGTCAACCTCCGCCCAGGTGGCGAAGATCGCTTCCGAGGTTCGCGCCGCCGTCAGGATCGTGAACCGCAGCGCATAGGCCGCCATGGTGTCTCGCTCGGCGAGCTCAGCCATGAACGCCGGGACCTCTGCATAGGGCATCGCCCTGTGGTGGCGAACGGCGGTCGATCGTTTCTCAAGGAGGTGCTGGAGGTGGCCTTTCCAGCGCGCCGGGTTCTCCCACGCGCCCGCAATCAGCCCCTTGGCTCTGGCCGCGTCCAGCACGGCCTCGATCCGCATCCGCATCCGGCGGCCGGTTTCGGGTCGGGATTTCCAGTAGGGCTTGAGTGCGGCCAGCACGTCATCGGTCCCGATCTCGCCGGGCGGCTTGTCCTTCAGTGCGCCGGTCCATTCGGTCATCATCTTGAGCCACGCGGCACGGGCTTTCGCGGCCTTGGGTGCGACGACGGGGGCGATCTCCCGGCTCCACGAGGCGAAGGTATGCCCGACTGGCTCAGGGGCCTCCTTGGCCTTCCGCTCGGCCTTGCGGACCTCGACCGGGTTGAGACCGGCCCTGAGCTGATCCTTGGCCCAATCCCTGAGCGCGCGGGCTTCGGTGACGTTTACCTCCGTCGCGCCGCCCAGCCCCATCTCGGCGCGCTTGCCGGCCCAGCGATAGACTAACACCCAGCGGCGGGATTTGGCGTCGATCCGCAGATAGAGGCCGCCGCCGTCCGCGTACCAGCCCGGGGCCTTGGCCTTGCCGATGGCGAGGCCGGTCAGCCGATTGAGCGTCCGAGCGGCCACCTAGGCGACCTTGGAGCCTAATTTGGAGCCTAACATTCACCCCCCGCATAGCCGCGTTCAACCGCTGACAACAGCGCACAACTACCCGGGGAATCGCAGGGGCCGCAAGGGGGAAACGGAACAGATGGCGCACGGCCGGCGCCGCCTAATGCCGCTCCTTCGACCTCTGCCCGGGGAGCCAGCCCGTCGAGGGGAAATGATGTTTTGGACCGGCTGTGTCCTAACAATGCTCCTAACATGGGTCGCTCCCTATGGCCGGGCCGCCCCTTGACTCCCCTCCCCGCCTGACGCTTTCCGAGCGGACATGCCGTTCCGCGTCCCTGGCCTCATCCCCGACTACAGCATCGGCGAGCTGATCGAGCGCGCGTGGTTGCTCCGCGCCCGGTGCGGCGTTTGTCGGCATGAGAAGCGCTGGCCGGTGGCCGAACTGCGCACAGCCTTCCCGGCTGAAGCCACGCTCTTAGCGATCTGCGCCAAGCTGACGTGTTCCGCTTGCGGGTCTGACGAGGGCCTGCTGGACGTGCTGCAGGACAATGCGGAGACCTCTCGGCGGGACCTGGCGCGGGTGAGGCGCGAGGAGCGCGAGGGGAAGCGGTAGCTGGGGGACCGTAAGCGTCCTTGCGGGTGGCTTAGGCCCTCCGGCGAGCCAGAGGGTCGCTATTTCTTTCGCTCGCGGCGCTTCAATTCTCGCTCGATTGCAGCGCGGATCGCGTCAACCCTTGGCTCTTCGCCGCGCACTCTGTCCAGTCGCGCCAGCATGTCCGCCGTGAGCGGCAGAACGATGCGGACCGGGAAGAGCTTCGTGCGCGGCATCTTCGCCGGTTTCCCGTATATATCGGCCGCCGTCAAATCGCGCTCCGTTCGTACATACGGTTATTGACATAACGTATATATCAATTAGGGTCAATATCGTAGATACGAAAGCATCGGGGCAGCTGAATGAGCGAACGTCGATTCACGGATAAGCCGGACCTTGCGCCATGGGCCGTTCGCGGCCTTGACGCTTCGCACCCGGCGATGGTGGAAGGCCGGACCCTCTTCCCCAGCACGGTTGTCGAGGTGACGGAGGACGCGCCGGACCGGCTTCTCGTCTCCGGCCGCAACAACCGAAAGCTCGGAGCGACCGTCGAAAAGGGCCGCTTCAAGGGCTATGCGCTCTACGGCCTATCGCTTGAGGAGCGGGCGACGTGCCCTGTCGACTGCACGGTGCGCGACATCTGCTACGGCAACGGGATGCAGATGGCCCGGCGTCATCGAATCGGCAACCCGGATGTGTTCTACGATCGGCTGGGCTTCGAAATCTGCGACCTTCTGGACGAGCACGACGGGTTGCTGATCCGTCTCCATGTGCTCGGCGATTTCCCGAGCGTCGAATACGTGGCGTTCTGGTTCGACGTGCTGGCCGAGCACGAAAAGGTGGCGATCTACGGCTACACTGCGCGGCAGACGACCGCCTGGGGCGGCGATGAGATCGGCGACGCGATCGAGGCGCTGAAGGATCAGTACCCTGAACGGTTTCGCATCCGGTGGAGCTCGCCGACCGCGCGGCCGGACGGGGCGCTGGTGATCGGCAACGTCCCGAAGACGCCGCGAACGCCTGACGGGATCGTCTGTCCCGCGCAGACCGATGCGACGGCCTGCTGCGCGACCTGCGGCCTTTGCTGGGACGCGCCGAAGGACGCCATCCTCTTCGTGAAGCACGGTCCGAAGTCGGACGGTGCGGCGGCGGAAACCGCGATGGAAGCCTCCCGAGAGGTGGTAGCGCCCCAAGAACGGTCCGAGGATAATGCGCCGACGAAAATCGCCGAAGCGGAAACCGGCGATTTACGGCGGGTTGAACCCCTTAACCTGCTTCCCGCGCCAAAGCCCCTGCAGAACATCGCGCCAACCCCAGAACCTCGGCTCGTCGCCCCTGTGGATCTACGCATTGAAGCGACGTACCAGCGGGACCTTTCCTCGCGCTCCATCAGTCTCATCCGGAAGATCGTGAACGGCTGGGACTGGGCCAAGTTCAAGCCGCCGATCTGCGCCGAGGGCGAGGACGGCCTTTGCGTCATCGACGGCCAGCACACCGCCATCGCAGCGGCGACGAGGGGCATCGCGAAAATCCCGGTGCTCGTGGTCACGGCCAAACTAATAGAAAAGCGGGCGGAGGCGTTCGTCTCGCACAACCGCGACCGGCTGAATGTTTCGCCGTTCCAACTCCTTTATGCGGAGGCGGCGGCGGGCGACACCACGGCCCAGAAGGTTTTGGAGCTCGGGCGGCTCACGGGCGCCGTTATCCCGCGATCTGCGCCTTCTGCTTCGAACGTGAAGCCGGGGACGATCTTGAGCATCACCGATCTGCGACAAACGGTCGGCGCGGGAGACGTGGCCACCGTCGAGCGCATCCTGCGCATCGCCGTAATGATTGAGGCCAAGCCGCTCAGCCGTATGCTATTTCGGGCGCTCCGTATGCTGCTGTCGACTGACCACTTTGCCTGGGTCGCTCGCCTGAAGGACAGCGCCATCGCCAACGCGATAGCGGACCCGGACATCCTCAATGAGATGGCGCGTGACCGCGCCGCTCAGACCGGCGAGTCCAATGTGCGGGCCTGTGCCTCGATCATCGCCGAAGCCTGCGCCGAGATGACCGGCCGCGCCGCATGAAGTCGCTGGCTGATGAGATCCTAGACGCGCTTCCGGCCCTCCTGGCGAAGGAGCCGGATGGGGCGGCCGTCTCGACTGTGGCCGCTCACCTCAGTGTGGGGGCGCCTTTCGCCAGGGCCGCCATGAAGACGCTCGGCGAGACGGGACGCGCGCTTCATTTTCGTTACCCCGGCTCCCGGCGGATGCGTGTAGCGCCGCTCGGGTTCCTCGGGCCGCGCGTCGTCTGCGCGAACTGCTGGGTCGCCTTCCGGCGCGAAGGACGTTCGACCCGCATCTGCTGCACGCGCTCGTGCTCCAATGCATGGGCGTGGGCGCGGCCTGGGGCGACTGAGCGGCGAAGCGCGGCCATCCGCAAGGCCAAGGCAACCCCCGAAGCCAGGGAGCAGCAACGGCGCCACAATGAACGCCGCTGGAGCGATCCTGAACAGCATGAACGGCTGAGCCGTCAGAACCGCGAACGCTGGTCCGACCCCGCACAGAAGGCTCGCCGTAGCGCTGCGATCCAGCGCGTGAACGGCTCGCCCGAGGCCAGGGCCATCCACGCCGACCGCCGGCGGCGCTATTGGCAAGACGAAGACAACCGCAAAAAGCACGTTGCGGCGATACGGGAGGCTCGTCAGAGGCCAGAGGTCCGCGCAAGACAATCCGAGGAGATGAAGCGTCGCTGGGCGGACCCAGTTCTGCGCGCGAAATATCTCGCAGCGACGGCAGAGAACCGGAAACTTGCCGCCGAGGCCACACGCGGCAAGCGCCAGTCAGCCGAACTGATAGCCAAGCGAACTGCGGCCATGAAGGCGACCAAGAAGGCCCATCCGCGCAAGCAGTCTCCGGAGCATATCCGCAAGCGTCTGGAGAG